CCTGCGGGCTTACCACAGTTAAACGCACCCGTGTTATCCTTCAGGTCACCGTTCAAGTCTTCAGCCATGATTGTTTTTACGTACATCTTCTCATCTGGGTTGTAACGCTTGTACATAAACCGTTGCACGAACACACGGATCTCTACACTTTCTGCGTAGACAAAAGAATCGTCTGGCATTTGAAGACGGTACATACCGGCAGGTACAACCTCCATGTTCTTCAGCTTACCCTTGACCTCTACCTGTCCCATGATTGGTTGATTCCAAATGCGTAAGCGGGGAAGGGTAGATGATTTAGAGGGGCCGCTGTTCATGTCAGCCCCCATGCCCATGGCTTGTGCCATCTCTGCGAAGTTCGCAGTATTTAGTGTTGCAATTTCCGTTGTCATTTCAGACCTCCTGTTGTTCAAGCCAGTTTACACCAATCTTAGCTTCAAGTAAAAGGGGTACATTGAAATTAATTTTAAATTTATTGTCAATGATTTCTTTTAGGTCAACATTAACTGACTCAATTACACCCATTACCGCTGACTCCTCATCGGGATGGATATCAATCACGATTGAGTCATGCACACTGTTAACAATCTTGCTCTGCATGTGTGCCATGCGCTTCTGTATCTCCAGTAGCACAGCAGGGACTATGTCAGCAGTAGCGAATGATTGAACAGGGTAGTTCTTAATCGCTGTGAAGTTAGTCACTGTGCCATTCTTCCTGCGCTTCACATCAGGGAATGAGAACTGCCTGCCACTTGGAGTAGTAATCTTCTTGTGTGTAAGAACTTCAGTGGCTAACTCTCTGTGCCACTTAGCTATTCCTCTGTACTTCTCTGTGAAGTGTTCGTAGTAACGTGCTTCGGCGGGTGTTCTTCCGTAGCCTGTCGCTCCGTAGAGTGGAGCAAACGTGTGTGCCTTCGCATCCTGTCTGCTAGTCTTCTGACCCGCTTCCGAAATGACTTGTGCCGTGTATGAGTGGACATCAAAACCCTCCGATACTTCTTTCATTGCTACTTGATCTTGCGATAGGAATGCCGCAACACGAAACTCTAGCTGAGCGAAGTCAGCCTCCATGATCTTACCTCCTGCAAATCTGGAGATGAATACCCGTTTTACAGGAAACGTACCACCACGTGGCATGTTCTGCATGTTGGGGTCACGGCCTGAGAACCGCCCAGTGGATGTCATGTGTTGAGTAAGGCGAACATGAAGCTTGCCGTCTGGCTTAAGGTAAGTGCGGATACCATCCACAAAGCTACTGAGATAAGTATCAAGAGCACTAAGTCTGCGTATTTTAGATAAAAAATTAACTGCCTCATCCATCTCTTTTGTTTTCGCAACACGCTCTAGGAACTCTAGATTACTCTTGCTAGTGCTAAATCCATTTGCGCTGTGCCACTTAACCGATGGCGCAGTGAACTTGAGTCCCGCTAATTGATTCGTGTCCTTCAGCACATAGCCTGCACCGTTGCATGTAGAACAACGAGATGGCTTCTTGAAGTCAGATCCATCTTTCTTCTTTTTATAGTATGTACCATTACCTCTGCAGTCCCGGCACTTCTCAGCGCGAGTCTTGCGAACAGGTGTAGTCGAACTACTAGTGAGTCGTTTAAATTGATCTTGACTCATATATGGATCAGCATCCATAGCCCACTGAGTTTTGTTCTTCGGCTTACGTGAGTACACGACCCAAGACAATTGTTCAGGGGAGTTAAGATTAATCGGTGTATCACCCATTAGATCCTTCACGACTAGTTGTAGTTCATTTTGTATTTGTGAACGCTCATTCTCAAATTGGGTGCGCACTTCTTCCAGTGCTTCGGTATCTACTGTGAACCCATTCTGGTAAATGCGAGCTAAAACAACACAAGTCTCCATGGTAAGGTCAACTACTGTCATGAGGCCACGATTGATATCATCTCTGTAGTCAAGGGTTTGCTCATAATACAAAGCAAACGTGGTCTGCAAGTCAGCGTACAGATACTCCTTAAGCTCCTCGTAGGGAATGGCATTAATAGGCATACCCTGCTTCATGTAGTTCTTCAGGGTGTCCTGCTTCTTCACTGGCAGGTCTCTGCGCTCAGCTACTGCCTCAAGCGATAGAGGTTGTTTCTGCGCACGCTGAAGGATGTACTCACCTAGCATGGTATCCCAGACTGCCCCATCGTATTTGAACCCAGTCTCCCAGATCCACAGCAGATCGTGATTGATATTGTGACCAATCAACAATGTTGTTTTATCTAATATTGCTTGTATCTCATCGCAGTCTTTCTTGCGATAGTCATACTTGCAATCGTATTCAATGTGATCAAACGTGTAGTGCTTAGGCTCTTCACCCTCTACCTGTATCCCAATCATCACCAAACTATTTGTGGGTGTAAATGGGTCTAAATGTAGTTTGCCGTCACGTTTAGTCACAGTGTTCTCAACGTCAAGAACTACCTTCATTTTTGTGATTCTCCAAATATTTCACTGCACTCTTTAAGCGCATCAGGCTATCTTTGAACTGCCCTAAACCACTATTGCAATTAAAACACAACCAACCCCGAAAAGTCTCTGTGTCATGGCAATGGTCCAGAACCCATGTTTGTAATCTTACCTGTCCATGCTGTGAAATCTCATCCATTGTTCTTTCACAAATAGGGCACTCATACGAAGGATCAGTCGGGTAAGGATTGTCCTTCCGTAATGCGCGAACAAGTGCAGACTGACCTCGTCTACACGTATTGCATTTGCGCTTTACTTCACCCGATTCCATGTGCTGAAACTGATCGGGAGGTTGCCTGATTCCACAGTTATTGCACACGTATCCTATCTCCCCATCGTAATGATACACCTGTTCAGGATCAAGTCCGAACATGTCCAATTGATTGGGCATAGAATCATACCTCGTACCTTCCAATGCGATAATTCAAATTACATGTAATATAACCATGCCATCCAGTCAGTTTGTTTTTCACTGAGTTGATGTGCCTTTGTAGGTCATCCTCTTCCATACCCTCAACAGGTGGATTCTTACTGATCAGCAACATCAAGTCCGCCTCACTAGCCTTGCCAGTCTTACTGCCCTCCATCATGGATTGATTAAGTACGATTTTACCTTCCGCATCAGCAGATAGCTGTGACATGTAAAAGATAGCACAGCCGTATTCCTTAGCTATCTGTCTTGCGTGGATGGCGCAGTTCTTCAATCCCTCATGCGATTGATCACCGGCAAACTTATCACCCATGTCGAGCACTAAGATGTCAGGACTGTAAGTTTTACATACAGATTCTACCCATGCCATATCACGACCAGTGGCATCCTTAATCTTGATGTTCTCCTTAAGCTTAGCCCACCGCTGTTGTGCAGTACGTGGACTGTTCTTAATCTCCTTCAGAGTCATCCCGGATGCGACAGTGAGGTAACGTGCACCTACACGGTGTGTCCCCTCTTCGTTACATAATACAACGCACTTAGCACCTTGCTGAGCAAACCCATCTGGTCCTGCAATCATGCTAGCATGGAAAGAGGTCTTACCAGTGTTGGGACGTGCGCCTACGACAATTAAGTGTCCATCGTTTACACCTTCCACACGTGTGGCTAAGGTTGGCACATTAAAACTCCAACGTGCTTCAAGATCATTCTTCTCAAGCAATGTCTCAATCTCCAAATCGTCCCATTCAATGTTGAGATCAGGCAGGAAGTCATCCCGGTACTGCTCAAGCATCTGTCGCAATGGTTCCAGTGTTGTCTGTGTCCCATTGACGTAGTCATAACCTATGTTAGCAATCTCTTCACCAAGATACTGCTGAAAAAGTTTACTTAATATTTCTTGTGCTACGTCATCACCGATAGGTTCTTCGTTACGTAACTTCTGAAATATGCCTTTGTATCCTTGCTTCTGGGCAGTAGACATGGACGGGTCAGATGCGAAGAACAATCCTTCAATCTCATCAACTGTGAGGTCACGATTGTACTTATGCATTGCCTCATCAAGCATTGTCTTAATCTTGCCAACTTCTTTAGTGAACAACCTGTGGGGACACTTAGCCCCCTTATGATTGTCGTAGAAGTCTTTCTTGAGCAAGCTTTTGATGATAGCGAGTTCCATTAAGACGGTACCTCGTCGTAGTACCTAATAATCAGATCTAGTGCGTCG